GATGGACTCGCAGAAAGCGCAAGCAGCGACACGCCAACAGCGGGCAATATTATCAAGAGGAAGATATATTACTCAGAGGCAGCATTTGCAGACCCCGACACAGGCACTTGGGTTGAGTTCACACCAGCACCCGCAGACGATGCGTCTTTTGCTACGGTGAAGGCGGCACTTTTGGAGTATCTCAAAGCGAGGACGGGCGGCACAGTTCCGATAAGCCTCAAGCAAACGTGGGAGGAAGTTACAAGCGTACAATATTTGCTCGACAAATCATTTGGAAGCGGAGCAGAGGCGGCTTATTCCACGCGGCAACTTCGCGCAGCACAAACCGACTGCATGGTTATTCGCAGGGCATCGGATAGCACGACCACAACAATAGGCTTTGACGGTTCAGGCAACATCGACGAGGCGGCTATAACGACTTTCTGCACGGGCACAACGTGCACGGTTCAAGTTTGGCGAGACCAGTCAGGCAACGGGAACGACGCGACCGCACCTACTCCAGCGGCAGAGCCAACAATCTACACGGGCGGAGCCTTAATAAAAGAGGGCGGGCGTTTGGTGTTAGATTTTGATGGCTCAGATGATTATTTAAAAACATCAGATTATATTGTTGAGCTTTCGCAAAATGCCGCTTCTTTGTTTGCTGTAAATCAAACAGGTAACCTGAATACAAATAATTACATACTTTCTGAGGGGGATAATTTGTCACCGTATTCGAGTCAATTCATTTTAGGAGGAGGTGGAACAAATGCAGCGAGTATTTTGTGGGTTAACTCGACCTTGTTTGGAACGATGCAAACGGGGCAAAGGTTAATTGGATTTGATTACAATCAGACGAATTTTCAAACCTATATCGACGGAGCAGCAAGCGGAAACGCGGCAACGGCAACAGTGAACACGGAAACGAGCCTCTACAGCTATATAGGAACACGGGCGGACGCAACGAGCGCGTTTTATAATGGTCAGATTCAGGAGCTTATAACATATAAAAGCGACAAATCAAGCAACCGCACCGACATTGAAGAAAACATCGGCGATTACTTCACCCAAAACACTCCACTCCTCGACACGTATTCAGGTGCGGCGGCGGCGTATTCATTGAGGCTTTTGGACTCGACGTATACAGGTAGCGCGGTAGAGGTTTATAACGGGAGCAGTTACGCGGATATAGGCTTCAACGTATTCGGTGAACTCGATACCGTTGCACTTGCTGCACATTGTGGAAGCAGCAACGGCTTTGTTTCGAAGTTTTATGACCAGAGCGGAAACACGAACACGGCAGCGCAAACGACGACAAGTCGAATGCCTAAGATATACGACGGCACGACGGGAGTAATAACGGAGAACGGAAAGCCCGTTATACTCTCTGAAACAGGTGGACAATTCTTGAAGAAAACTGGCTTTAGCGAAACAACAATTGAAGCTTTTGTGACTGCTAAAACTAGCAGCGCGTTCAATTACTCTGCAGCTATTTGCGGCTCCAACGCGAAATACATACTCATTGCGCAGGAAAATAGCACAACAACAATTTTGAATCAAGACTCAGGAACTGTAGTATACAGGTTAGACACAGCTTCATATTCTCCTACGAATAGGGGTGACGTGTATAGCGATTTCGAAGATAACCAAAGGTTGCTCGGAGTTTCATTTGATGCTACGTCTTGGAGTGATTTGTATTTAGGTTATACGGGAAACACCGTTTTGAATATGTTTTCTTTTCAAGAGATTATTTTATACGGCTCTGACCAATCTACGAACCGCGCGAACATCGAAAGCAATATCAATACCTTTTACGACATATACTGATGAACGGTTATATCATAGTCCTACCAACAGACACGCAGACAAGCGAGCGCAGAGCGTATCAAATCACGCGCGAACTATACAACATATCTCGCCCCGTATTGACACAGGCAGAAGGCGAAGCGGCTTCGACCGTGTTTGGTATTGTCGTACACCCTGACGGAGTACAGAACGCGCTGCAAGTCGATACCGACTATATTATCAACGTGCATCCAGCGGCAAACCTTGAGCGTCTTGTTGCTTGCTTTCCTGAGCTGTCGAACGACGAGCGTTTCTCCCTGTCGGCTTTTGTGCAAACAAACTTCAAGTTCCCGTTCGGTTATATCGTGCCAAGCGATACGACAATCCGAACACAGGAATACATGGATGAAAACGGTTGGTTTCCTGAAGAACCCGAATTATGAAAGCTATCAAAATAATCTTTCTTGTAGTCCTGGCATTCGTCGCGATCCCCGTCGGGATTGTTTACTCGTTTGGTGAGTCGCTTTACTTTATCGCCTCAGATATCCTCAGAAGCATTTTCAGGGCTATATACGACCTCTTTCGAGATGTGTCGATAATTGTATCGGTCACAGCGTCAAAGTTCCTCAATCGGCTTCTAATTGATTCGGGAATTCCTTTCGGGAATCATTCTGTTTCGGCTGTCCTAGGAGCCAACCAACGAGAACGAACGCTCACGGGTCTCGGTTTATGGCTTACTTTGTTACTCGATAGCATCGACAAGAACCATTGCCGCAAGGCATCCGAACGCGCTGGGATATGAGCAAAGTCAACGAGACACTCATTGCGTTTGCAGATGATATCCTCAAGAGTGCAAAGCGGCATCTCGGAGGGCGTAGGATCGGCAAGAATAAGAACTACGGGGTCGCATCGGGTAACCTCAAACGGTCTCTGAATTACCGCGTCCGAGTACGTGGCAACGAGATTCGTGAAATCAGTTTCGGAGCAAAAGGCAAGGCGAAGAAGTACGCTCCCTTCATTCATTTCGGAGTAAACGGCACCCGCAAGAATCAAGGGTCACCCTTCACCTTTCGCAAGCAACCTCCATCCTCGGTATTTGTCAAGTGGATGAAAACGAAAGGGATCAAGCTCAGAGATGAGAAGGGACGATTCAAGAAGCGAACAGAGTCCAACATCCAATCGGCTGCTTTCCTCATGGCTCGAGCGGTCAAACGTAAGGGAATTGTCGGTCTTCGGTTCTATGAGAAAGCATATACAGCCGTGAGTAAACGATACACAAAGAAACTTGGGGCAGCGTTCGCGGAAGATATCGCGGGCAAATTCAAAGCTAACCTCGGAAACATAACGATAAAGAACTAATGGCTGTAACTATACCAGCGTCTCCGACGGGGAGTATGACCGTAGCGGATCAAAGCCTAATTTATACACTCCTCACCGATACTTCCCCACTTCCTTCGGGCTTCCGTATATGGGTCAAAGTATATGAAAACGGTACTAGCGCATCGAACTTAGTTTCGACGCTATACCTGACTCCGAACACAAATGACACGGCATTCTTTAACCTTGCCGAAGTAGTCAAAGGACGGGTATCGGTAGACGATAGGCGATATGATTCAGCAGAAGTAATTCACGAGCCAATTTCGTCGGATAAATATATGACCCGAAGCAATAACAACCTCAAACTCTACACGGTTTCCGTTGGCGAATTCAACGGAGCAACGGAGGGTTCCGAGGATGCGAGCGCGACAATATATCTAATAGACGGTCACTTCCAAATTTCACAGGGTTTCGACCCTGGCTTTGCTGACTATTACGGAACAGCAAACACGGTGAAGTATTGGTTGACGGATAGGTCCCCCGCCTTGAACGTTATCACGATAGATGCAGCAGAAGAAGATCAAGGCGTTTGTGCTTTTTTAAATCGTTCAGCGGTTTCCAGTGTCGAACAGTTTACGATCACTCTCTACAACGAAAGCGGGTCGTTCATCAGCACCTCGACGATTGAAATAAACCTAACGAGCGGAGGGCAATCGCCTAACGCTCCACAGCCCCGAAAAGGGTTCCTTTGTTATTTCGGGGTATATCCCGCAAATATTGACGCGGCTTCTGGTTTACTGACCGCCAATCCAAGTTGGGGACACTATACAATCACACCTCAATTGACCACTTCTGCAATTCAAAAAGGAAATGCAATCCGCATAAATAAGAACTGTCGCCCCGTCAAGAATAACCCCGTACAATTAGCGTGGGCAAATACGGTCGGAGGATGGGATTATCTCCTCTTCAACGGAAGGGTCTTGAAGAC